CTCCTTCTTGTAGAACTCTTGGGCCTCCCTCTCGATGTCCTCTTTCGGCGTATCTGCAGGAGCGCGGGATTGCATGACCTGGAGGCACAACCGCTTGTTGAGTTCAGCGAGGGCCAGGAGGTTGAGATCCAACCGATCGATACTGTCTGCCTGCACCTGCACGTAGGCGCTCAACTGGCCGATGTCCTGCGCCACCTGCTTGGCGAGCTCTTGCACCTGCTTTGCAACGCCGTTGTGCTTGGCGGCCCAATCATTGGCGAACTTGTCGACCTTGCCGGCAATACCAGAGACCAGTGTCTCGAGATCGGAGCGGTGTGTCTGATGCCGCTTCTCCTGCTTACTCTTTGCCACGCCGTTGTACTTGCTCATGCGGTTCCCTTGGCCTCTCTGATCACGACAACCTTCTGGCTCTCAATGTCGGTGATCTCGTTGGTGAGCTGTGCAATCGGCCCCTCGCCGATGAAACACAAGATCTCCTCGATGACGCTCTCAGGCACGGCCTCTGGCACTGCCCCCGGAGACCGAATAGCCTTTGCCTGTCGCCCATCCTTGCCGATGAAGTTCTTGTCGAGGTAGTCGTGGAGCGCTTCCCACGTCGATAGCATGTGCTTCTTGTGGTTCAGCGTGTCATTCGCTTCCCTCAACGTCTGCGGCTGCTGTTGGTCCACCATGCAAAACTCTCCCGAACGCGAGATAAGGGTCGTGTGTGGAGATCCAAGGACTTCATCCAGTATCGTGGGGCGGTGTCACATTCACCAAAGGCGGTGCTGAGACGACGCTGTGAACATACCGGCGAAGTCGGTCAGGCAAACGCGTGCCTGATCTTTTTAGCTAACCCTCCTGTCAGCGGCGATGCGCCGGTGAATCTTGTTGACCTCACCAGCGTGCCACGCCTGCTCATCGTTGCTGACGATTCGATGCTGCAACCCCATCATCCTGGCAGAGCGAGCGATAGACTGCATCGCCATCGACGCTCTCTTCACCATCTCAGACTGAGACTTCAGCTTGCTGATGTGCTTGCAATCACCGCCACTGACGCTGTGCTTGATAGTCCAATCGGGGCATGAGCACGTGAAGCGCCCAATGCTGGAGTGGTACTTGACCTGATAGGTCTTTCCAGAGCTATCGCTCTTGACAGGGAAAACAGGACCTTTCCCCGTCTTGTGCAAATGGACCATCCGCGAGTACTGCTTCAGCTTCTCGTCGGCGCGCTCATCTTTCTCGATAGCCTTTACGAAACCGCGACTCTTCAGAGCTCGCTGAAACTTCTCCCACCTCTTGCCATCGCCACTACCGAAGTGCAAATCGAGGCGCTCTCGATTGGTGGGAGCCGCAAGCTTCAAGAAGCTGAAGAGTTTCGTGTTCATGCAGACAAGAATGCCCCATCTGTGAACAAAGTGGAAGCTCGCTTGAAGACATGGCCTTTGACGTCCGGCACGAGGCCTTTCACCGCCCGACTCACCTGAGTCTGCCAGAGACCCAGGGACTTCGCAGCCTCGCGACAGGATCCATACACTGTCCCAGTGGCGACATGAACTACCGGGATGCCTCTTGTTTTCCTCAGCAACTGCCTGGTGGACTCAGATATCACCTGCCCCTTGTGGGCTCTCGATAGGGCCTCCTTATGAGCCGCTGATTTCGCTCTTCCTTTTAGTCCGGCAGATATTCTCGTGCGACTTTCTTGACTGACCTGTTTTCCCCTAGTCGCATCGCTGATCTTCTTCCGGTGTTCAACAGTAACGACGAGCCCAGACGCGCCATCGCCTCCGGCAGTAAGGTTCGTCAGACGCCATCCGAGCGTCTTCGCATAGGCAATCCAAGAGATCTCGCGCTCATTGATATCGTGTGCATCAGATAGTTCTTCCAAGACAACTATCTCGCAGGTTAGGCCCGCATCGAATAACTGACGCAACCAGTTACTCTTGTGATCTCTCTTCAAGATAGAATGTCGTTGATGCTTCTTAGGTCTCTCAAGACCATAGGTCGATTTACCGATATATCGAATCTCGTTTGTTCGAGGGTCCAGCAATCCGTAGATAAGTCGTTTACTCATGACTACGCCGAGAGAAACGCTCGAAAGCGAGAAGCGAGGGTAGCTCCCGCCACGGTGTCCTTGAGAATATTCTTCAGCGGATAAATGAAGAGACCACGGAGATACCTCGCTTTCTCGAAGCCCTTCTCTTTCAAGACCGCTTGATAGCGGATGTCGGTCTGGTCGTACTTGCAATAGATGTCGGCGTTGTCCTGCAAGTCGTGGAAGATCTGCTCGACCTTGAGGGCCAGGTTCTGCGTCGTGATACGGTGGAACTGTTCCCCCGTCAACTTGTCAGCGCGAATGGCCATCTGGCAGCTCGGACATATAGCGATGCCAGCGTAGATGGCATCGGATGGGATCGGTTTGCCGCATCCGAGGTTCGAGTCCTGGGCCACGTCTCGGCACCAGAACATTCGGTCATCCCCACCACCATCGAACCGCTTCCCCGATTCCCACATCTGGATGCAGACGTTGTTGGGTCCTTGGGGAGTGCGCTTCGGGCCGAAGGTGATTTCGATTTTGTACCCCGCACGGAAGTCATCCGCTCCCATGGCATGGGCGGCTTCCTTGTCGGGCGTGAAGCCCTCCTTGCCCGCCCGCTCCGCAGCCTCGAGCGTGCGCTTCTGTTCTGGGCTGAGGCGATCGGGGTCAAAGTTGGGGCCTGCCTCACTGAAGATCTTGTCGCTCACGCCTTCACCTTGCCATCCGGGTATTTTTACTGCATGCAGGGCATTTCTTCATAGATCACCGCCTCAGAGGCTTGAAGTCCGTCTTGCCACCAACGCTCCATCCCCCACGCCCATTCTCATTGGGGAGGTTCAACTCTTTCACTCTCGTGGCCAGGGGCAGCTCTTCTATCTCTCCTCGGTCCGCCGGCATCTCTGGCAAGTTGCCACGCACAGCCCTAGAGACGACGTCGAGGGAGTCTGACATCGAAACTGACTGGATAGAGAAGTACCAACCAAAGACGAGCTTCGCCTCGCCGTTGACCTTCTTCCTGAAGTAGTTCTTGCAGATGTGTGCTTGATAGCCGTGAGCCTGACCCTCGAGGTACTCACTAGCCATCAAGACTCGATCGATGAGCTGTGTCCAGATGGACTCCGCACCCGGAGTGATGCGCATCAAGATCCGCACCTGGTCAGGAGTGAAATCGGTTTTCACAGTTTCGCAGATGCCGGAGGACACCAAGATCTTTGCCAGGCGGTCCGCGTGGGCTTTGGAGCTCATAGTTTGTCGCTCTCCTTCACCAGGCTCAGTATGGGCCGAGCCGGAGCATCAAGGTTGGAGACTTCTCCACTCCTCACCTTGTTGATGAGCTCCCCGTACTCAACAATCGTTCGTTCTATTGAATGTATCGCCATCTCCAGCCCCCCCACCACACTCCTGGTCCCAGACCATGTGTGGAGCTCAGGCCGACGCGGTGGAACCACCTCATTCGACTCCTGCACTCGTTGACACAGAGCAGCATATGCGGAACCGAAGGCAGTGAGATCCTTCCGCAACTCGTCGAGCTCAAGCTCGAGAGCCGAGAGGCTAAAACCAGAATCACTCACGGCCGGAGCAGCCTCTTGACTTGATCATTGCTGACCGACACAGAGAAGCGCGCCCCTCCATAGATGGCCTCCGCCTCAATGCCCTGATCGGACGTGTAGTGCAACCCGAACCAGAGCTTGTCGAAGACCTCTCCCTGCAGAACCTCCTCGCCAGGCAACTCAGTCAGCTTCTGGCCGCACGGGACGCAAAGGACTTGAGATCGCTTGTCGTCGAAGACCACGTCTTCCTTCTTGAGATTCTTCCGGTCGCAGCTCTCACACCAAGGCATATCTACTCCTCTTCTTTCTCGACAGTGATCAGTCGCGCGACGATCTTGTCATTCTCGTAGAGATCGTCCTGCTGCGTGACGATGTACTCCTCGTCTGCCTTTCCTTCGCACCAGATAATTTCCCCTGGGCTCAGGTCGATCTCAGTCCCAACCACAAGCCGCCCCATCTCATCCATGTTCGCGTGAAACACCTCCGTGGGCGCGTACCATAGCTGCGGAGGAGTGACCCGAATCGGCGTCACCACCGTCTGTTTCATAATTGGTTCCCGCTCGAGGGCTGTCACGATATCGTCGAGTAGATCCTCCACCATCAAGTTCGCACTTTTGTCGCACTCATCCTTCGGATCGATGAGACGCCACTTCTCGAACTCGACGATGTGTTTGTCGATGATGCCTGACTTACGTAGCAGCTCCGTCATCGGCTTCTCACTCACGAGATTGCCCCCTTCACCGTGAACTTGATGTCCTCGATCTCCGGCTCAATCCATTCCGCCCCACAAATAATGAGCAGGTCTTCTGGCACATTCTTGAGACGGCGCACCGGAACTCCGAAAAGCTTGGGGAGTTTCTTCGAGAGAGGGATCCATTTGTCGAGAGTGACGAGATTGCCTGAGAGGGCGAGGACTACCTCTAGACCTTCATCCGTCACCTGCCGGAACATGTTGAAGACGAACTCATAGGGCGGGAGCTTCTTCTCCGGCACGTACTCGTGCATGGGGATATTGCCCAGCAGGAAGTCGTACCGCGCCTGCTCCTCCGCCTTGTCCGGCTCTCCCTTCACGAAGCGCTCGAGGTGGATGTACTGCTTGGTCGCATCGAGGACGATGCGCTGCGCCTCGGGAATGCCCTTCAAGATGGCCGTGATCTGAGCCCCGAGAGCATCTACGCCCACTCCCGTGTACGGGTGGTGCTCGATCACCCGTTTCCGACCAACAGTCCTCGTCGCTTCGTTGAAGCTTGACATGGTCTCCTCAGATCTGCGGGACTTCGGTGTCCTTAGCCCGAAGCTCCCGAAGGTAATCGTCGACGATCCAGGTCAGGGTTGTGTTCTTCCTCTTGGCGTACAGCCGCACCCACTCGAGGAGATCATCATCGAGGCGGATGTTCACCTGCCCTCGCCCCTTCATCTTCTTCAAGTGCTTAGCCATGGTCTTGTCCACCCTTGGGGTCACTTACCGCCTCCCACGGTAGATTCACCCATGCCCGGGAGCATGGAGGGCATCCCTCCCAGCTGATAGAGCTTCGCCAACTGAGGCTGCACCCACGTACCAACCGTGTTGCCATCCGGCAAAACGATGTGAGCGAGGAACTCCTCTTCAAAGGAGGTGATGCCTGAATCAACCGCCTCGAGCTTGGCCTTGATGACGAGATAGAGCGCCCGCCACTTACTACGGACCTCCTGCCCATAGACCTTCTCGATAGTCTCTTCCGAACGTCGAAGACCGCG